TAGTATATAAAGGCAGGGTTAAATTATGAAGAAAATCAATTATTTGATGAGACGACAATCAACAGGAGAATCTGATCCTGCTAAAGTTAGTTTTGTAGCCTCAACATCAAACCCTGATCGATATGGTGATATCATTGATCAGGATGGGTGGTCACTAGACGCATATAGACAAAACCCGATCGTTTTGTTAAATCACGACAGCTCGCAATTACCGATCGCCCGGGGTCATGTTGAGGTTAAAAATAACCAACTTGTCATTGATGTCGAGTTTGACATGGACGATCCTCGAGGAGCTGAGGTCGCCCGTAAAACACAAAAAGGCTTTATGAATGCTGTAAGCGTTGGTTTTCAACCGCTTCAAAGCGCATTGAGAGCCGAGCTACCAGCTGACAATCCTTATCATGCCAAATCAGGTCAATATTTCAAATCTGCTGAGTTGCTAGAGGTCTCTATTGTGACGATCCCGGCAAACGGAGAGGCAACAATGATCACACAAAAACAATTTAACGAGTTTAAAAGCACAATGATCAATGAGATCAGGTCGATTATCAGATCTGAAATAGCCGATCAACCAGAGCTTAAAATCAAACACATCTTAGAAATCAGTGAAGAAGACGATCGCATCTTGATCTCTTTTGCCAAAGGTAAACCAGAAATGGAAGAGCCTGAAATGGATGAAGAGGAAATGGAAGAGGAGGCTTTTGACAGTGAGGACTCAACCGAGGACATGCCGAAAGCTTATGGCGATCATGATGATGATGATGAAAAAAAGAATTTAGAAATAAACAAAATCGCTGAGCTTTTCGCTCAGATCTTATAACAATAATTGGAGGATCTTATGTCAAACACAAAGATCGAGGAGGCTAAACGCCTTGTATCCGGTCTGGTTAAGCATCAGCGCGAATCAGACAACAGAATGGCTAACTTTGAACAACAGGTCAAAGACCTGAAAAAGGCTCAACAGCTCATGGTCGAGGGCCAAGAAAAAAAATCAGAGCCTGTTTTATCAGGTGGTGATTATGCTCTCAAACAATATCTATCTGATGATGATGGAGTTAGGCTAAAAACCAAATCTGTGAGAAAACAGATTAATGGTCGAGGTCTTGTTAATGTTGAAGAGCAGGGTCTACTTGATGCTGATCAATATGCTAATGAGTGGCATAAAGATCTTTGTAAAATGACACAAGAGCGATCTTTGGTGAGAGGGATCATGCAGACTCCTCATACACCAAAAGCAGACATGAAGCTCTACAATCACTTGATGAAAGCACCTAGCTTTTTCAAGCCGGCGATCGAGAAAATTTTTAGCGACTCCGCTGGAAGCGGTGGAGATTGGATCCCGGATGAATTTGCTTCTGAATTGTATCAATCTTTTGAAATTCCAAGAGGTTTAAGATCACTTTTTGCTGATGTGCAAATGGATCGTGAGAGTTTGCTGGTTCCCAAATTGGTACGCGGGGGGCGTCCTTATATTAAAGGCGCGGCGACTGACGATCTTGCTTCTTACACAGCTAGCACAATCGAAACAGCACAATCAACCATCAGAGCCAAAGGATTGGCCGTTTTAATGAACATTGACGACGCAGCTGGTGAAGATTCTGCATTTGCAATCATCCCAGCTATGAGCCGTCAAGTGGCTCAGGATCTTGAGGATGCCTATGAAGATTGTATTATCAATGGTGATACAGCTGCTAGTCATCAAGACGCTATAGCAAATTGGAATATTCGCGAAAGATGGGGCACGACTCCTTCACTAGGATCAGCATCAGATCACAGAAAAACCTTCTTGGGTTTACGGGCAGCTGCTCTTGATACTGCGAAATCAACAGGTTTCAACACGACTTTCAATTTCTCAAACTTCTTGGCTGTTAGCTCTGCAATGGGCGAACAGGCCATGGGTAACCGCATAATCATTGCAAGTCCTGAGGCTGTTCTGGCTAATTTCCTCGGTTTAACTGAGGTTGCAACCGTTGACAAATATGGTCCGCAGGCCACTGTTTTAAGCGGTGAGATCGCAAGTTTGGCCGGAATGCCTATTATTTTATCCAGGTTTATGGGCGCAGACCTTAACACAGATGGATTGTTTGATAATGCAACTAAAACGAAAACTGGCTATTTGATCGTGAATCGTGAGAGTTATTACAACTATGTTAGACGGCGGATCACCATTGAGACCCAAAAAGATATCAAGAGCGGCGTTATTCAAATTGTTAGTACCATGAGAGGGACGTTTGGATCCCCTGATGCGGACTCTACAAAAAATGTTGCTTACCACTATAATCTTGCAATTTAGGAGATTGACATGCCTATTATTTTAAATGCCTATCTAGATATTGAGGCCGGTGTTACACATGATTGTTTCTTGGTCTGTCCTGTTGGTTTGACCGTCAGAGAAGTCAGGCTTTGTGCTAATGCTGTTGGAGCTGATGGTAGTAATTATTTAACTTTATCTGTTCAAAACCGAGCCGGAACCACCACATATGCGACAAGAGCAACTAACTCAAGTGGATTTGCTGTTGGCGTTGTCGAAAGTCTAACTTTGGCGAATGGTGACGAGCTTGATTTTGCTGCTGGTGATGCTATCAAACTTAGAGTTGCTGCAACTGGATCAGGTGCAGCTGCCCAAATCTCTGTTAATGTCCTTTGCGATCTATCTAGAGATTATAGCTAGGTGATCTGATGGCCTTGGTTAACGCAGCAACTCTTAGAGAGTATTTGCCTGAGATCCAGGGCACAGATCTTGACACAGATTTAAATAGCCTCATTGGACGTGTTGAATCCGCGATCGCTCAATATCTCGGATTCACCATGTCTGATGGGGCTACCTCTTTAACACTGGATCAAGCTACATATAGTTTATTTTTAGACGGTCCTTTGTTTGAGTTGCCGACTGTTCTCCAAATTCCAATCAAACCAATCAATACAATTACATCCATCCACTCAGATCCCGATCTAGAGTATCCAAGCTCGACTGAGATCGAGAGTAGTCAGTATCATCTTGATAAAAATAACGCGCGGGTAATACTCAAAGCCGATTCAACGGCCTCATTTGATCGGGGTTTTCGGAATATCAAAGTTGTTTTGTCTGCTGGATACTCTACATCGGGCCCTCCTGCTGATCTAGTACATGCGATCTGTGTTTATGCTAGTCATTTACAACGAGCCAAAACCAGCCAAGGCAACAACAATATCACACAGCGCAATTCAACCATAACTTTGAGCCCCCGAACGATGCCGGATGAGGTCAAACAAATATTGAGGGGTTTTAGAAATGTCTCAACTATCTTTTGATCAATTTATAAAAGTCCAAGAAAAAGCTTCAAAGCGACTCATTGACGACCTGAAAAAAATACTTGAGGCATCGGCTTTGAAAATGGAGCGCTCTGCTAAAGTTAACGCTACATCATTTCCAAAAGTGAGAACAGGCCGTTTAAGATCGTCTATTCATGGTCTCATAGATGCTCCTTTGGCTACCCCTAGAATCATATTGAGAGCTGGCGGTCAATCAGGCGGATCTGATGTCCGTTATGCTAAATTTCAGGAATTTGGTACAGATAACATCCAGCCGCCCCGGTTATTTCTAGGGCGAGCAGTCGCAAAAGAAAAAGATAATTTGCCTGATAAATTAAGATCACTTTTATCTGTAGCTTTTGGTGTTTCTGATGCCTGATTCAATCCAAGTTACGATTATCAATAAACTCAAAGCCTTAACGAGTTCTGATTTTTCGAGCGGTTTTTCTGGTGCTAATCTTACCGCTTCAGGCAGGGTTATTTTAGGGGCTCCAAACGGCGCGCCGCTCATTCCATCGGCTTCAATCATTTATATCGACACAATAGAGCAGCAAGGTCGAACACTCGGACGATATGTTGGTGAGTCCGTCTATCAAATTGTAGCTTATGCGGGTGGTGCTACATTGGAAAAAAGAATAACCGGGGCTTTGAATCTAGCAGCTGATCTCCAAAAGGCTTTAACACAGGATCGAACGCTCGGGCTTTCTGGATTAACTGAAGATGTTTTGGTCAATCAAACCGCGCTTGATGGTGAAGAATATGGTATAAGTCAGGCAGGGATCGCGCTACTTGAGGTTAGAGTATCTCATCAAACTCAGTTTGGAGTTTAATAATGAGCTGGTATAATGGATCATTTAATCGTCGAATTCCTGTGACAATAGATGCAAGCAGCGCCTCAAGTGGCACGCATGATTTTGAGGTCGAAATTCCAGCCGATTGGGATGATTTCTGGGACAACATCCGAGCCGATGGCAATGATATAGTTTTGACTGATGCTGATGGAAAGTCAATTTTAAACTATCAATTTAAGTCAGGGTTTAACATCCCTAATCGATCTTTAACATTGCAAGCTGAAAACATCAATCTTGGCGCTAATAACCGGATGCGGATCGTTCAGCTTTATTGGGATAATAGCGCCCAGAGCTCCTCTCTTCAGACTTCAATAACCGTTTCAAGTATTTTAAACGGCTACATTTATCTAGGTGGTCCAAGTGGATTTATAGTTAAAGATGTTGGGTTTAGGCCGATTGGGACTGTTCCTGTTTCAGTTTTTCAAAAGGATCCGGCTGATGAGGTTGATATCTGGTTCCCAGTGGGAGCGGCTTTGGCTAAAAGACGAATTGAATATAATCAAAGACTAGATTTTAAGCTTCCTCAAAGATTCAATGTTGATGTCAAGAACAATTCAAAAGTATCTCAGGCTTCAATGTTTGCTCTCCAAGAAACGCGCCTGATTAATGGATGGTGTAGAGTAAGAGTCAAAGCAGGAACAGATCAACAAGATTTTACAGTTCGACTCGGCATGTTAACCACAGATGCCGAGGGGATTACATTTACATGTTTATTACAGATTAGAGAGCTTGTGGCTCAATAGGAGATTATTATGCCTTTACAATTTGGTAGATCAGGATTAATTAATTTAGGTGAAGAGTCTAGTTATGGAGCGGCGGCGGCTTTAACAGTCACCAACAGAATCGTTTCTGCAACTCTAGCAGAGAGCCAAGAAAGATCCAGAAAGTCTTTTTTAACTCAGAGCGCGGCGGCTTTTAGCACGGGTCATTTTGATAATTTTTTGGTCGTTGGTGGATCGGTGGAGTTGCCACTATTTTATGAAGGATCTGGAATGTTGATAAAAGCGGCTCTCGGATCGGCGGCGTCGACTGGATCCGGGCCTTATACTCATACTTATACACCATCAGCAACTCTACCCAGTTTAACTATACAGCTCCAAAGAGGGACTGGATCAAGCGAAAAATTCTTAGGTTGCATGGTTTCAACTTTGAGCTTCAGTGGATCAGCAGGTGAAGAGATCATGATGAGCGCCGAAATTATCGCTCAGGATGCAGATGCAAGAGCGGCGGCGG